ATGAGTGAAAAGCTGATTAAACTGGTTAAAAGATTATCTAATGCTGCCAAGGTTCCAGAACAAGATATAATGATTAGTATTGAAAGATCAATCGGATTGAAAATAGTGACAGAAGAAGAAATTGAGAAAATTATTTATAAAATAATTGATTAGAGAGAGGGTCTATTTAGGCTCTTTTTCATTTCCAAAACAAACAAATAACCAATTAGGGCAAGTGAGGTGATTTTCCAGGATAGAAAAGTTTGAATATAGATAAGACATTTAATATATACAAAGATCATAATAAAGTGAATAGATATTTACCGTGATATAATGCTTAGTGATTATATTCATATAGGAAAAATTTTAATAAGGTATAATAGATTTTAATAAGTATTTTTTATTCTACTGATGAATAACTGATTTATTAAAAGAAAAAAGACTTTGGAGATTTCATCCAAAGTCTTTTAACTGCTGATATCACTTGGTGCCGGAGGAGCGACACAGGGGTTATCCACACTTTTTTTATAGTGGGATAGAATCAAATTTTAAATTAACTTCTATATCATCTTCATAAATTATAACAGAATCTACATAGCTTGCAATGAATTGTTTTACCTCAATTAGGTCTTTATTAAGCACATGGATTCTTTGTTCCTGAAGTTTCTTATCTATCTGCTTAGGAGTTACTTCTTGAGCTTCCAATTTTATTTTAATGAGCTCATATTCATATCTAATTCTTTTGTGTTCTTCATCCAATTCAGAAAGTCTCTGCTTAAAAATAGGTTGATCATATCCTTTAGCAATAGCAGCCACTATATTATTTTGTTCAAAATTTATTTCATTAATTTTTGATTTTAGCAAATCAAGTTTTTTAGTTTCAGATTGTCTTTTAGTTTTCAAATAGTCATTGAGCTTATGACTTAAATTGAGTAGAGCATTTTTACTAAAAATATTATTGATTAAATTATTAAAGACTATTTCTTCTAAAGTATCTTTTTCTATTTCTTTATTGCCACATCTTCCATTACATCTATACATAACATAAACTTGGCCACTACCATTATGCTTTCTATTACCACAATAAGGCTTACCGCAAGAACCACAGTAAATAAGTCCACTAAGTAAATATACTTCCTTAGCCTTAGTAGTTCTTTTCTTTAAAGAAAGCTTTTCTTGAGCCTGTATAAAGCTTTCAGTATCCACTATTTGAGGTATGCCGCCAGGAATAGATATAACTTCATCCTCAGGTTTAAGTGAGCGGTTATTTCTTTTACCATCAATATTTCTAGAGTTCCTTTTATTAAAGGTATAGATACCAACATACTTCTCATTACTAAGCATATCGTGAAGGGTAGATTCTGTAAAATTACCGCCAAGCCTTGTTTTAATTCCAAGCTTAGTGAGAGTTTCAATTATGTCTTTATACTTTACACTATCAAGAAACATTTTAAATATCATGTGCACATAAGGCGCTTCATTTTCATTTATTATATAATTCTTAGTTTCGGGGTCTACAGAGTATCCAAAGGGAACATAGCCACCATTAAATTTACACTTATAAGCATTCTCTCTTAAACCCTTCATAGTCTCTTTAGCCAAGTTTAGAGAGTAATATTCTGCAAAGCTCTCTAGTATACCCTCCATAAGCTGGCCCTCTGGAGAATCATCTATAGCCTGTCCAGAAAAGGCGACCTTCACATTGCATTTTCTTAAATTATATTTATTAATAGCGGATTCAATTCTGTTTCTAGCAAATCTATCTACCTTATGGCATATAACTACATCAAATAAACCTAACTTAGCATCCTTAAGCATCTGCTGGAAGGCTGGTCTATCATCTGTTTTACCTGACATAGCTTCATCCATATAATCTTTTACTATTTCAATATTATTTCTTTTAGCATAATCATGACTAAATCTTATTTGTGCATCTATACTTTCTTCTCTCTGCATAGTAGAGCTAAATCTATTATACGTAACCCCTCTTAACATACAGGTTCCTCCTAATCAAAAAATAATAAAAACCCAATACACAAGTGTATGGGTTTCGTGGAATCTGTATTTAAACGTGAAAATAACCTTTCTGGGTTTCTGTATATAGGATAGCAGAGATTTAGTCTAAGTGTCAATAAAATATTATAGCAAAACCATAATAAGTTACTTTTTTTTAGTTGATAACACGTCTGCAATATTTATTAATGCAAACAGAGTTCCTATAATGTCATACAGAGAAAAGAATGTCAAACTCATCAAGAAAATTTTTAGAAAACTAATAAAAGAATTTTTCGAGAAGGCAGTTATTTTCCATGATATAAAGGGAATATCGCAATTAGCAAAAATAGATATAAAGAAAATAGATACTAAGATATAAAAAATAAGTGTGGTATCTTGTTTCAATTCAATCAATAACTTTTTTATTTTCATATCATTATTATTTAGTTTTTCTGAGGTGGTATATGACTTGATCATTGACTCTCTGACTTTATCTATAACTGAATATAATAATGTTACAATGGCAATTGATAAGGCTAAGAGAGCACCGATAAAGTTAGCTAAAAACTGATCTTCTAGAATTTTCAGATTATATGCATCTTTATTAACTTTTATAATGCCTAGTGATATTATAATGGAAAATATAAAGGGAATTATAGAATTAAATTTATTTTTTAGTTTTCTTATATTTTTTATCATTTTTATCATCCCCAGGTCTTATATCAAACTTTTTCATACTTTCTTCAATTTTATCTTTAACATTGTCTTTTAGAAATTCAATGTTTTCTGGGAAGACAGCTTTTCTTATTGATTTTGCACTATAATAGTTTGATTTTCTTTTTTTACCAGGGATATCAGCTTTGAGTCTCCATTTACCTCCACCAGATGTAATGTACTTTATAAAATTTTTTATTACATCTGTGATAGTAAGGGCACCTTTCGTATTTTTAAAAGCAAGATTTGTTTCATTGGTGTTAAAATCAGATTTCACTTCACGTAAAAACTCCTCGGCATCAGTTTTTCCCCCAAATAAGTTTGGAGATTTTAAATTAAGTGATAACTCATAAATTTTTTCAGCTGATTTGACATAATCCCAAAATGCGTATTCATCAGACATTTCATCAAGCTTGAATTCAAATCCAAGATCATAGATATTAGATTGAAACCACTTTTCTAATGAATTGCGAAAAGTGGTAAACTTTATTGATGCATCAGATTTATTCTGAATTAAAATAATTTGCCTATAAGTATCTACAATAAGATAAATAAATGGAAAATTTTCTTCTTTTGATAATTCTATATCAGTACCTATATCATGATATGCTGTTCTATATGATTGTCTAGCAAATTTACATAAATATAGATTATCAGAATACTTATGAGTAAAATATAATATATATGGACTTTTTGAAATAGTTTTTTCAATTTTATGTTCTTCTTCTAGAGTCAAAAAAATATTTTTAACAAGTTGGTTTTTGTTGCTAGTTTCAAGTTGTTTAAAAGAAATTTGTTCAAAAGGTATTATAAAATATCTATAGCAAGAAAAAGTTATTGATTTTTCCATTACAAATTCTTCCATTACAAAATTAGTTTTTTAGTCTAAATAGTTCTTTATCCTTCTAGTATCTTAGTATAAAGTTACTTATTAAAAAATTTTAACATAGATTCACTTTATATCTATATTTTAAATAAAACATTATTTTCACTATAGAATTTAGATACAAAACTTTTCAATAATTCAGTACTAGCATTATCCATATGGATATTATCTAACATCCATAGATGAATAACTTTACTTATTGCATAGTTAATCATATTAGCTGATTCTTCAGTCAGATTATTCCGTGAAACATCTGTAATAATGTTTTTGTTTATTATATTTAAATTTATGCTATTTATTTTAATTGATGATATAGCTGGCAGTATCTTTATAATTGAGTTTTTTACATAAGTATTTCTTAAGTATATATTTCTACCATCATAAGAAGGTCTCCATTGCTCTTTTTCAGCTAAATTGAAATGTAAAAATATATTATTATTTAAATCATACATTGTATTAAATTTATGACAATATGCTTTAGTAGAATAATCATATTCTTGTTCATAATCACATATATCATCAAAGTGTAAACAATCACATATTATATAATCATTTGGACCAATTACAATACTACTTTTATTAGGAAAATTATCAATATCTTTATTTATAAAAATTGATATCCAATCCAAATTAGATTCTAGTTTATCTATAGTCTCACTTATATCATCTAATACATCATAGTATCTATCATAATCATCAGTATATGAAGAACTAACTATAGGTATTTCGATAAAATTAATTTTATTATTTTTATAAACTAAAGAAACATCAAATTTATCTTCTTCTATATCATGTAAATTTTCTCCATCGAAATATAAATTTTGTCCAAAAGTGTTTATATCCAATATGGTAGTACTAAAAAGTTTTTTCTTTAACGAAATATGGACTTGACCATAAACGCCATGTAAATATTTAGACACATCAATTATATGTGTCGTTGAAGTATCTGTATCTATTTTTTCAACTGAATTTTTAAATTCACAACTTTTATCAATTTCATCCATTACAATAAGCTTAAGATCCAATCCATCAGTTAAAAAATATTTATCAATAAAAATTTTTAATATATCTATGTTATTTTCAAATACTTGCATAAATTCATCATATTTTAGGACTAGTTCTGTACCTTGAAACTCTGGATTTCTTGATTCACTGAGACAAATATACTGGCTGTCTTTATTTAATTGTAAAGTGTATTCATTTATGTCTTTAAAATATCTTGTTTTAATTAGAACGTCATTTGAAAGCATAAAACAAGATAAAAATCCAATACCAAAGTTTCCAATAGGACTATACTCAAAATCTTTTAATAAAAATTCATCTGACTTATAATAAGATACACCTATATTTAAAAAATAATTTTTTATTATTTCTAAAGACATACCGGTACCGTTATCTCTTATAATAACATTATTAGTATTTTTATCCAAAATAATTTGTATTAGTGGATTATATGTATTATCCCATGGTTGTTTTGTCTTTTTTTCATATTCTTTACGAACATTACATGCATCTATAGAATTTTGAATAAGCTCTCGTAACCCTAACGTTTTATCGCCATATATTTTCTCACCCATTAATAAATTTGTAACGGCATGATAGTCAATATTCAGCTTTAAATCAGATATTTTATATCCTTTAGGTTCAATTTTGTTATCTAATGGAAAACGTAAGTTTAACTTATATTTATCTTCCATTGTTTCTGTTAAAGTATTTGAATTATTAATTTCTGAATTGATCCAATCAATATATGACAATATTTTTCTGTGGATGTTAGGATTATCACATTCACCTATTAGTACTATCTTTTTATTCATCATTTTATCGCACTGTATTTTTTCTTTATTATATATAACAAAATGTTGCTTCCATTCTGAATCACTTACTCCCCTTGGATTAATTAAATTATATAGAAACGGTGGAGTTCTGTTACTATCTATATCTAATATATCAGAGAGTCTCAGTAGAACACTTATATATCTCAAATTATAATTATAGATTCCTTTTTGATTATAAGATTTTGATTTGTCATTTAGCCAAGCTATATCTTTAGCATGTGACTCACAACATAAAGCTATATCTTCAGCAAAACTAACACTTGGCATAGATGGAAGAATCAATATTTTATTTAAAGACTTTCTTATAAATTCTGATGATCTTTCTGAATGACTTCGTCTTATGTATTCTTGTAATGCAATTTTATCATCATTATTATATTTTTTCATAATTGCAGTATAACTTATAGAATTATTAATGATTTTATTGTTTTTAATTAAATCAATTTCGTCTTCAGATGTATACATTCCTATATCGTGAAGCATTGCAGAATAAATAAGAATAGTAACTTCTAAATCGCTTAAAGCTTCAATATCATTAATAAAATCAAACATGTACTCCATAACTCTTATGGAATGGTTTATATCATGTAATGTATAATTTGGAAATACATTAGATATCCTATTTAAAAGAGGCTCTACTATTGTAGATACTTCAATTATATTATTTACAAATTCACTTTTTTTGTTTAAAAGGTATTTCATTAATCTAGGTGGATTGGATTGAAAAGTACTCACGTTATCTTTAGCTGGTTCAAGTTTCAAGTCGTTCATTTGTTTTAACACCTCTCTTTGATTTCCTGAATTAGATTATGTCATATAGTGCAATATTAATTAAGCGACATTGATGCTACAAGTTTATGTATATACCTTAATAATTCTAGAAATGTTCTAAAAACCCTCCAAATATTCTAAAAAAATACAAAAAACAAGAACAAATAACAAACATAAAAATTTACTGTTTGTCTTTATTCTTGTTATTAGTTATCTACGTGTAAATTTGATGGAAAATTATGTGATTTCATACTATTCTAATGATTAATAGTGATCTGACCAATCATAAGTTCTAGGAGGTTTTTTAAAAATATTTAATTTTCCTTCTTATAATGCTTCATTAAAAGAAATTTTTATATTTTATTTATTTAAAACTAAGCAACATTTTGTCAGCATTCATCTCCATACATGTATGTTGCATATCTAGACCTATTATGTATCCCATATTGGGCATGTCATAAACTATATGTTTTACTTCATGTACAAAAGTATGACATTGGGTTTCATAATTTACATTCCCATTTAGAATCAAATGATAGTTATTACGCCTGCTCAAATATACAAAGCCTAATACACTTGATGGAATATTACAGGCTATAGTAGTTTTTATGTTGTACGCATTCATAACCTCAAGGAATGCCACATCCTCATTTAAAAGTGATTTTAACAAAGTCTTATCAAGTATTTCTATAGACAATAAAAGCCACCCCCATGTATGTAATAATTATAAGCCCTAGCAATCATTTCTATCTTCTTCATCTTCAATTGCTTTTATGATTCTCATTATCTGATTTATATCCTTTGGAGCTAGATCTTTAGTTTGCTTAAAAAGCAGTTTCAAGTCTTCTCTCTCTTTTAATATGTTCCAAAATTCAGATAGCTCCTTATCATCATCTAAAGCATTAGATATTTTATCTGTTGAAGTATAAGGATTTCTTATATCTGTAAGTCCCATTAAATAATCTAAAGAGACATTAAAATACTCAGCAAATAATTTTAATGTTTGAGCATCAGGTTCTCTTCTACCAGTTTCATAATGAGCATAAGTAGCTCTATTAATATTTAAAATTTTACTTAACTCCTCTTGAGTTAACCCTTTTTCAGTTCTAAGCTTTTTTAAGTTAGATGATATATTCATTTAATACACCTCAATTTTATGTTATCAAAATATGATACAAAAACAAACAAATGATACAAAAAGTATACAAAATGTATGATTTTCTACATTTGCATTGACTTTGATACAAAAAGCAACTATAATAAAAATAGATACAAATTGTATCAAACACGAAAGGAGATACAGATGGGTAAATATAATTTGAAAGAACTAAGAAAAATGATGAATGAAACTCAAAAGCAAACAGCAAAATCATTGGGGATAAATCGTGCTATATATTCACATTATGAAAATGGCATAAGAATTCCAAGAATTGATATTGCAACTAAAATGGCTGTGCATTTTAATGTAAAACTAGAAGATATTATTTTTTAGATATAAATGATACTAAATGCCACAAAAACAAATAATATATGGAAGTATATAGAAAATAAAAAACAATTTATAAGTAAATGATTTTCAATTCACAGCCTTCTTAACTCAGTTCAAAAGGCTATAAAGATAAGGGCATATCAAAAAAACAAAACTTAAAAACTGAATATAGTTTAAAAATTAAATAAGGGTTTCGTGGAAGTAACAAATATCTTAACAAAACATTTTATAAAGCGAGGTGCTTTACAGTGAAAATAATTTTAACAAGAGATGGTATTGAAAAAAGTAAAGAAAATACAGGGTGTGTATTTGATGAAGGCCCTGCAATAAAATTCCTAGCTGAACTTTTTGAACGTAAAAAAGTAGAAGTTAAAAGGGAGAGTACAAATATGTAGTCCACGCTAAGAGGCATTTGGAGGACTACGGAGAGGTAAAATAGGAGATTTTTAATAATTTCATCTAAATATATTATAAGTGTTAACTTTATAAATATCCATGAATTGAATTGCAGAAAGAAGGGGAAAAACTTGTATAAAGATTCCAGAAAAAAGTCTGGTTTAAGCATAGAAGAGGCTGCCTTTAGGCTTCATATATCAGCTAGAACATTAAGTAATTATGAGGATAATAAGACCATTCCTTCACCAGAAGTTGCACTTTTTATGTCAAAAGAGTACAAGCAGCCTTTTATAACTCAACATTATTGTAAAGAGTGCTGTGCCATTGGAAGGTCTTACAGCTATGAAATATTAAACAATATAGATTTGGATTTATCCAGTGTTCTAATGAGCTTACAGACAGAGGTATATGAGGCAATGCAGGTATTACCTAAAATGATTAAGCTTATAAGAAATAAAAAACATAGAGAAGATTTTTCAGAAGGAGAGTGGAGAGAGTTTATTACAGCTCTACATGAATGGATTGATTTAGAACATAACATTGAGTGTTTAAAAGTAGTTTTTAATGAATTTTCAGATGTAACCACCATAATACAGGAGCACAATGAAAAGTGCATTGAAAAACATTATGTAGATAGAAGTAAAGCAATGGTATAAAAAAAGAGCACTTTGCCGAGTGCTCAAATTTAAAAAATCGTTATCTCTATTATAAGGGAATGTAAATTATTAATCAAGAGGAGGAGATCCTGTTATGGAGTTTTTATCAGAAGAACATGAGGCAAGATTTAATGAGTGTATTAAAAAGGATAGAACTTATCCATCAGATATAGAGAGATATGCATTATTTTATATACTTTCAGGAAGTAAAGACATATGGGGAAAAGGAGTAGACAATTTTTATAGTTTTGAGGAGCAAGGTATTTTGAAAAAGGGTTTAAAAAAGTGCTTATGCAGCAGCAGTGAAGCTTTAATTAGGTTAGGTTTTAATTTATATAATGGAACTGCTGTAGGTAAAGAAAACTCTATAAGAGATATATTTATGTCACTTGATGAAGCAAATACTGAAGTAGCCTTAAATGCAATAAAGATAAGGTTTAGAGTGGTTTAGTATGGCTGAAGTATTAGAAGATATCATAGATATGATGCACAATGCTCCAGCTAAACGCTCAGAGATATCAGATGTTATTGAAAAGTACAGAGAGGATGGAATTATAACTTTCCTTCCGTTAGAACAATTGAAAATGCTTCAACAGGACATAAAAATAACACTTAAGAAAGAGCTAAACTAAAAATTACATGAGCTAAGGTACCTAATTTTTGTACCTTAGCCTTTAGATTATAGAGAGGTGTGGTTTCAATGAAAAAAAGAAAAAAGGAAGATGCACCTATAGTCATTTTAGATGGGCAATTAAGTATATGGGATGTTAAGATTCCTGAAAAACCTAGAACTAAGGAAGTTGTAATAGAGAATAAAACTTTAGATATTAAATGTCTTGATTTAAATATAAACAGTAATTCACTAGTAAGCAAAGAGCAAGAAGTGCTTATAGATAATTTTAAATTCAAAGGTAATGTATCAAGAGTAATTGCCTATAAAGATGGAAACATTGGAATAGAAACTAAAGAAGAAAGTGAATTTAAAACTTATTACATAAATAAAAGTGGAAAAGAAGAGTTTAACTTTACGAGAAGATCTCCAGTGCTTCCTTGGCATAAAATTATTTATTTCAGTTGTGAGCAGGAGAAAATTAGATTTACAAAAGCACAAACGGATAAGCTCCAGAGGCTTTTATGTAAAAGACAGAAAGACATTAAGCGAGTGATCCATCGCAGGGGAGATGAAAATATTCTTGTTGAGTTTGAAAGTATGATAATAGATATACTTCCTAATGGATGGGAGCTGGACTTTGAAACTATTAATTATATAGAGTGTGAAGAGGATGAAATTTACATGGTACCTAATAAACACATGGAACTCTCAAAAAACACTGAAGACATAGAAAGAAAAGTTAAAATAGGAGATTTTGTACAAGCATTATACGGAAAAGAAGTTATAGAAGGAAATATAGTGCATGAATATGGTTTAGGTAATGAGATTTTAAATATTGTTTTTAACAATGGAACAAAACATACAGCAATAGGTCGTCGCTCAATATTAGCAATTTTATGATAGGAGATGAGTATTTATGGCTCAGTTTAGATATGTTTATACAAACTTTTGGGAAGATCCAAAGGTAAGTGAAAATTTTACACCGGAAGACAAGTTCTTCTTTTTGTACCTATTAACAAACTCACATACAACTCAGATAGGAATATATAGAATAACTAAAAAGGTTATGGCTTTTGAAATGGGGTATTCCATTGAATCCATAAATAGTCTAATGTTCAGATTTGAAGAACAGCATAAGCTTATTAAATATAATAATGACACTAGGGAGATTGCTATCAAGAATTGGGGTAAGTTTAACCTGAATAAAGGCGGTAAACCAATAGAGGATTGCATTAATCAGGAATTTAAAAAAGTGGAGGATAAAGAATTGCTGTTTTATGTTATAGACAGCATTAAAAATGAAAAGATAAAACAGCTTTTTAATAATGAATTAGTTAAATGTGGTTTAATAAGTAATTCTAGTAGCAGCGAAGAAACTTCAGATATTTCTACTAGTATTGACGATACGGTGAACGATACGTCTTGCGATACGGATACGATACGTGGACAAAATGAAAATAAAAATGAAAATGAAAATAAAAAAGATAATATATATAATAATTCTCAAAATAAAAGTAATCTTGTGAATAGTGTAGATAATGTGGATAACTCAAATAATTCAAATAAAAATTGTGACTTAAATTCATCAAATGAAACATATGATACTCGAAGTTCTGTTCCTTACGAGGATATAGTAAATGCCTATAATACTATTTGTACATCTATGCCTAAAGTAATTAAAACAACTCCAGATAGAAAAAAAGCTATAAAAGCTAGATGGAATGAGTATAAGGACATGAATGTTTTTATAGAGTTGTTTAACAAGGCTGAAAAGAGCGATTTCCTTTCTGGAAGAGATAGCAAGTGGAGTGGCTGTGCATTTGACTGGCTCTTAAATAGCAAAAATATATTAAAAGTGCTAGAAGGTAACTATGATAATAAGCAGAATGTTCAAAGACAGTACACAGCTAAGGCAAGTACGTTTAATAATTTTACTCATAGACCTAATGCTGTTGAAGCATACGAAGAGCTCGAAAGAACAATGCAAGAAGCTCAAGGTAAGAATGCCGGCAATGATGATTTTGAAAATACTGATAGAAAAGCTTTTATGGATAGACTTAGAAATAAAATTAGAGAAGGGATAGGGGAAACAAGTGGCAGAAGCTAAAGATAAAATGCTAGATGCAGGAAATATAAAAGATATTGAAGATTTAAAGCAGAAGGTAATTACAGTGGACAACTTAGTAAAAGAATTGGAGGAAGGGAATGAAGACAGATAAGCAAGTATTAAAAGAAAAGGTGAATAGTAAGGTAAATGAATTAATAGATGGGGCAGCCATGATAGGAAGTATAGATTTCTTTGAAATTAATTTAAAACACATAAATGGAGATTTATCCATAGAGCTTGTAAATAAATATAAAGAAAAACTTAGATAGCAGCTATTGGAGCACAAGTTTCTGCAGGCCAAAAAGAAAGGAATGATTAAATTTTGAATAGAGTTGTTTTAGTAGGAAGATTGACTAAAGATCCAGAACTTAAATTTACTCCAGGGACCGGTACAGCTGTTGCCATTTTTACTATAGCCGCCGATAGAAGGTTTTCTAAGGACGGACAGAAAGAAGCTGATTTTATTCCTATAGTTGTATGGGGAAAACAAGCAGAAGCTACAGCAAATTATACAGCTAAAGGAAAGCTGATTAGCATTAGTGGAAGAATCCAAACTAGGAGCTATGATGGGAAAGATGGTACTAAGAGATATATTACTGAGGTTGTTGCAGAAGAAGTGCAATTCATTGAATGGTCAAGAAAAGCAGGACAACCACCATCTGATGATCCTCAAGATCTAACTCCAGTAGATGATGGGGAAATACCTTTTTAGAGTAGGCAGCTTATGATGAAGATGACGGTGCTAAAGAAAGTAACTGGACATGATGGTAAGAAAATAGATACATCTAAGTTAACATGGGATGATTGGAGAACAGGGCATACACAGACATAATAAAAAGCTTGTAGACAGAGGTTGTGAAGCATCAGCAGAAATTAGGTTTAATGCAAGTAGGAAATAGTACGGAAAGCGAGGAGAATACGCATAACTACTGAAAGTGAAAATAGGAACGATGCTCTTTGAGAATTGAATAATGCGGTGTTTAAAAATTAAAGTATTACCTCCTTTCATAAAAGTAGCAATGAAATATGTTGAAATATATGATATAATTGTAAATAGTTTAAGTGGAAATTGTAAAATGTTGTAACACAGTATCTATGGGTAAGTATTACCAATACTGCTGTTGTAGATATTCTAGTTATTGAAATTTAACTATTTTCATGTTGTTTCAAAAAGAATTTATATATTTATAACTGAAAGTGAGGGGATCTAATTGAAGGAAATTATTCCATATGTTATAAGTGGACTAGCCTTGATATTTTCAGCTCTAACAGTGTTTTTAAATTTTTTAAAACCATTTGAACCTAAAATTTTACATGATAATCCGGTTTTTTCACTTTATAAAGTAACTCCAGATATTTCTGGAGATGAAAAGGGAAGAGCTTGGTGGATACCGAGTATTAATGTTGATTTTGTATTTCACAACATAGGAAAAGTATCCGGAGAAATACAGGATGTTAGAGTAATTGCAAGCTCAACAAAATCAAATAGTGAAACAAAGTATACATTTTCACCTAAATGGATTGTTGATTATAAAATATTTAATGAATGCAGAACTGAAAGATTTGAATGGGTAGAGAAAGCTGTAATCAGGAATTGGTATTCTGTACTTGTAAAAGCACAGAGTGAAACAAATTTACATCTAATTTTAGAAACGGGTCGCTGGGATAACAAATGGGAAGGAGTATTAAAGTGCAGATTAGAAGTTTTAACTTCAAAAAGTAAAAACTGGGTTAATTGTGGTGAGTATGGTTTATTTATTTATTCAGATATGTATGAAGAAAAGGCAACTCATCAATTAGGCAGTATAGACAAGTTTAAGGAAATTGAAAATGTTGGTAAAATCACTTGGACATCTATGTAGCTTAGCAAAATGATAACTTTTATAACAATATATAAGAATTATTAAGAATACCGTATTATTCATATAAGTGAATTTTACGGTATTCTTGCGTCATAATACAAAAATTATAGGAATTAAGTAAAAGATAAATATACAGAGAGATATAAATAGGCTGACCGAGTAACGGAGGCACTATTCCAGTAGGAGTAGTGCCTTTTATTTATTTTTGGAGGTATAGGAACATGGAAAATAATAAACTAAATATAAGTAAAGAGGAATTTGACAAAATAAATGAAGTTGAGAGTTTTTTATATAATTATAAAAGCATAAAGCTAGCAATAGAAAATCTAAGAATGGAATTAGATGCGATGGATGAAACTGCAATTTCTGCAATTGAGTATAAAGAATCTACTGGAAAAACAAATAAGTTTACCTCAAATGTGGAAAATAGTGTAATGAGAAAAGAGCTTTTAGAACAAAGAATAAAACATATGGAAATTAAAATAAAACAAATTGATAAATCTTTAGGTATATTACCTGATACGGAAAGAGAAGTGATAAAGAACTTTTATATAGAAGGTAAATGTTATTTTCAATTTTGTAATGAATTAAGATTAAGTGAGAGAACTTCCCAAAGAATTAAAAATAGAGCATTAAATAAAATAATAATAAGTTTATATGGAATATAGTTGGCGGTTTTTTGGCGGATTTATGGCGGAATTATGGCAGCTCAATATGTATAATTCGGCAGTATAATGGTATCATGGAAATAAAAAAATAATCCATATAATTCCCTAATATCCCCTATTTGAAGCACTGGTAGAAATACTAGTGCTTATTTTTTAAGATTGTAGCTTTAGGTATTTATTCTTTTTGGATAAGTATATCTCTAGAAAAATGGATAACAAAACACACATATTTTGTGTAGTAAATAACTTATTTAAATTCAAAAGAGCTCTTAGATAGAGCTCTTTTTTAGTTGGTTGAGGTGGTGATATGAATTTTGTAGAACCTGTAAGAGATATGAAACTTATAGGGAGAATCTTAGCATATACAAAGAAAGAAAATGAAAGAGATTTTATGTTACATTTATTAGGTTTTCATACAGGGCTAAGAATATCAGATATACTAAACCTTAAAGTTAGAGATGTAAGGAATAAAAAAAGAATAGATCTAGTAGAACAAAAGACTGGTAAAGGCAAGCACTTTATAATAAATAAAGAGCTTGCCTTTCATCTTAATAATTTCTGTAAAGGGAAGGATACTTTTGAATATTTAATATGCAGCAGAGAAGGAATTAATAAACCTATAACAAGACAAAGAGCTTATCAAATTGTTAGAGAGACTGGAGAAATGTTTGGACTATCTGAAATAGGTTGTCATACTTTAAGAAAAACTTTTGGATACCATCATTATTTAAAATATAAAGATATTGTTTTACTACAAAAGATATTTAACCATAGTAGACCAGAAATTACATTAAGATATATTGGAATAGAGCAGCAGAAAATAGACGAAAGTATAGAAGGCTTAAGCTTTCTATAATTTTTTTAGTCTATTAGTTTGACATAATGAGGGTATGTAAAATTAATAAATATTAGACATGTTTAAACATGCAATTAAAGCAGTTGTGAAGCCGTTTAAGGACATGTTTAATGAGTTTAACACAATGTGTATTATGACAAACTAGATGGGCAATAATGATGGGAAATAAGGTGGTAAAATGCCTAAGAAGATATGTAGTTTTAGTGAATGTCATCACATAATTCCGGGCAATGAAAAGTACTGTGAAGAACATAAAAAAGCAGTAGATCAATTACAAAAGGAAAAACATAAGCATTACAAAAGCAAGAGGACAGATATAAAAGAGCAGAGGTTTTATAATAGCAAAGAGTGGATTCAACTAAAAGAAGTAATAAAGTATAGATACAAAGGTTTGTGTTTATGGTCTTATTTTGTAGAAGATAGGATAGTACCAGCAGATGTTGATCATCATATAGTGCCTATTAAGGAGGATTGGAGTTTAAGGCTTTGTATTTATAACGTAATACCTTTAAGTAATTCAGTTCATGAAAAGATACATAACATGTATGAAAAGGATAAAGAGGTTACTCAAAGAATACTAAGTGGACTAATTAATGAATATACTGTAAAATTTTGAGGTAAAATGATATAATATAGTAAAATGTAATTTTATTACATTAAGAAATATATTAGTTATTTGAAAGACAAATGGAAAATGTTATAGTATTAAGCTAATATAAATTCTAATAAAAAGGCTTAGAAAAGGAGAATGTTTAGAATGGAACAGGCACTTAGTTTTCAAGGTTTTAAATCAAGAACAGAGGAAAAATATAATAGAAATGAAAAAAGAGTAGTAGCTATTCTTTTTGTTCGATATGGATTTGGGCTAGCCAGTGAATTGCTGGATGATAGTTTTGAGTATTTAGACTTAAATACTGGAGATGACTTAGATATATTTTTACCTGGATATGGAAGATATAAATTTCTCGATGAACATTTAAACAAAGATGAAAAATTAATTAATTTGAAAAATAATAAAGATGGTTGGTTTTTTAGCACAAAACAATTTATTGATTTTAAAAAACAGATGGAGAAGGTTATAAAATGGAAATATGATGACGAAGCTGAACTTATTTTAGTCGATTATGTTAATGGTCATATTGACTTTTCAAATGTAATTTGTATTAACATAGAAAGCGCAATTAAAAGTGGTGCAATCAGCACTGCAAGATCATTACTCGAAAGAACTACAGGAATTATTTCTAATAAAAAGGTTTATAATGTTTATGCATTAAGTAATTGCTTAGCGAAGGAATATGCCCAAGAAGCAATGTTTGAGTTTATTTCTGAAAACATACCTATGAAGATTGGGAAGATAGGAACAAAATTCAAACAATTTAGTGTACGTCAACAGTAATTCATTTACACATAAGGAATTAAGAAAAATTTATTATAATAAATAACTATAATTAGATTTAAAGAAGCATTTATTTACTTAAATCTCCGAACACTAAATTTATGATAGAACCACGTAAGTGACAATTTTAGATAGAACTTAAACAACATAGTCTATCAATGCAATAAAAGAGAGGTATAGTGCCCTCTCTTTTATTGCATTCAAAAATCTTTATTTGCATAGGATAGGGGGTACAAAAAAGTTTAAAGAGAACTCAAAAGGGTCGCAGGCCCTTAGCCGTATGAATTTTTCTCGGTTTTTGCAAATTTTTATATTAAATCTGAATTGGAGGTGATTAGAAAATGGCTGGGAGAAAAAACATGTCAGTTAAATCTATCTTAGAAAGTGGAAATAGAAGTCACTTGACAAAAGATGAAATTGAAAAAAGGCAACAGCAAGAAAAGAAACTTGAAAAATTGAATAGTGATAAAATCAGACCACCAACATGGCTTGGGAAAGTTGGAAAGAAAATTTTTAAAGACATCGTTAAGGAGCTTCAGGAAATAAATATACTTGTCAATGTAGATATTTATGGGTTAGCAATAACGGCAGATGCTATGGACAAATATATCCGTTGTACTATGGCACTTCATTCTGAAATGCTTAGAGTTGATGAGGTTACTAATTCTGGGATTACTCAAAAAGAAAATCCCTTAGTTAAAACTCAAATTAGATATGCTGATATTTTTAATAGGTATTCTGCTAACTTCGGATTGTCCCCAGTATCAAGATTAAAAATAGTGCAGCAAAATACACCTGATCTTGATGATGATGAAAGAGAATTTGAGGATGATTTTGGAGATGTATAATACAGTTTTAGAAGAGCTAATAGATTACTCTAATAAAATTTCTGATGGCAGAATCCTTGCATGTAAAAGGCATAAGCAGGCTTGTGAAAGATTCTTAAATGACCTAAAGAAAATGGAGACCGATTGGGATTGGTACTGGGACGAAGATGAAGCACAAAGGATAGTTAAATGGTACTCCTATTGTAAACACTCTAAAGGGCCACTAGAAGGGAAACTTATAGAATTAAATTCATGGCAGAAATTTGTTATATGTAGCATTGAAGCTTGGAGGCACAAGGAAAGTAACTATAGAAGATTTAGATTTGCTTTCATCCAGGTAGCTAGAAAAAATGCTAAGTCTCAGATGGAAGCTGGAATGGCAAGCTATGAATTAGGAGCTAAGGGATATAATGCAGCTGAAATCTATACACTTGGTGTTGAGCGTGAACAAGCAAAAATAGTTTTTGATGAAGTAGAGCTAATGCTCAGCAAGCCTTTGAAAAAGCGGTTTAAAATACTGCAGAAAGAAATAAGGCATAAGAAGAGTAAAAGCTTTATAAGGCATTTAAGTAAAAAAGCTGGCAAGACTGGTGATGGTAAGAATCCTCAAATGGCTATAGTAGATGAATATCATGCTCATCCTGACAGCAGAATGTATGATGTTATGAAGTCAGGTATGATGTCAAGAAGTGAACCCTTACTGGTAATCATCACTACTGCAGGTGAAGATTATGAAGAAACAGCCTGTTATTATGAATATAAAGATTGCTGCTCCATATTAGATGGAACTATAGACAATGAAAGATATTTTGTAATGATATGTGAGCTTGACGAAGGGGATGATCCTTTCGATGAAACTGTATGGCTAAAAGCTAATCCTGTGCTTTGTACTTACCCAGAAGGCATGGAAAGTATGAGAGAAAATGCTAAGCTTGCAAAGCAATCCTCTGATGAGAAAAAGAAGACAGAGTTTTTCACTAAAAACTGTGATATTTATGTGGCAGCAGGTGAGAAAAAATACATTGATATTGAATACTGGAAAAAGTGTCAAAGAAAAATATCATTTGAAGATTTTCGAGGTTGCAAGGTTAACGCTGGAGCAGATTTATCAAAAACAGGTGACTTAACATCAAATACTTTTGAGTTTGAATTTATGGAAAATAACATTAAAAAATATGCAGTATTTAGTCATTCCTATATACCTGAAGCTGTAGTAAAAGAAAAATCTAAAACAGATAATGTACCATACAATTTATGGATTAAAAAAGGTTGGCTGACCAAAACAACTGCTAATGATGGTTTGATAATTGATTATATGGAGATGGTTAAGTACATTGAAGGTATAGTTGAAAAGTATGATTTGAAAAGAGGAAAATTAGGATACGACCAGCATTATGCAAATTTTTTTGTAGCAGAAATGGAGAAAAGAGGTTGGGAATGTGTTAATGTTCCACAAAGTTGTGCCAAGCTTGACAATGCAACCGTAAGTTTTAGAGATTTAATAATGGTACAGCAGATTGTTCATGATGGTAATAAGTTATTTACATGGTCTTTAGATAACTGCGAAAAAGACACAAATTCATTTGGTGAGATAAAATTGATGAAAAAAGGTAAGTTTAAAAGAATAGATCCACCAGCAAGTGCTATATTTGCACATGAAATGTATATTGCTGACCTAAAGGATGTTAAACCTGATGTATCTAAATATGCAAAGAAAGAATTCCTTGATAAACTATGGGGGGGTTAGAATGAAAGCATTTGAACTTATAAAAACTAGACTTAAAAAACTGCAAATACTTAAGTCTTTAATTAAATATATAGAAGATATTCTTATACTAAGTGGTTTAACGGTAATAGTTATAACTACTTTTTTATTGTCTAAAATTGCAGGATTGTATTGTTTAGGAGCTGTTTTATTTGGTCTAGGTGTATATTTTAGCATTAGTCCTCCAGAAAAGAGGTGAACACTAGATGTTATTTAGAAATTCGACTAGGAAATTCAAAAATGAAGTTCTAACTACAGGTGATTGGAAAGAGCTGATGGATTGGGCAGGAATAAGTGCTGATGAATTACAAATCAGAGGCACAAATGCACTAAAAGAAATAACTATTTATATCTGTATTAAAATACTTTCAGATACAGTAAGTAAATTACCTTTGAAAATTTATCAGGACAGAGATGGCATCAAAAAGGCTTCAGAGCATTACTTATATCCATTTCTTAAATTAAGACCTAATCCATATATGAGTGCTAGTGACTTTTGGAAATGTGTTGAAACAATGAGGAACATATATGGCAATAGTTATGTATGGATTGATTATGTTCAGGCTGGAAGAAATGCAGGTAAGATACAAGGCTTTTATCCTCTTAATCCTACACAAATACAAATTTGGGTTGATGATGTAGGTCTTTTGAGCAGTAAAAATAGTATTTGGTATATATATACTGACAATAGGGGGAATCCACACAAGCTCCAAGCTACTGATTTATTGCATTTTAAAGGCTTAACAACCAATGGAATAGTAGGATTAAACCCTATAGAACAGCTAAGAAACAGTATAGAAAATGCGAAGAGTGCTGAAAAATTCCTGAATAATAGCTATAAAAATGGTATGCAAAGTGCAGGAATCATTCAATATGTTGGGGATTTAGATCAAAAAGCAGAAGAAACCTTTAGAAATAAGTTTGAACAAATGAGTTCAGGTCTTAAGAATGCAAATAGGATAAGTTTACTCCCTGTAGGTTATCAATATCAATCTATGGCCTTAAAACTAACAGATGCACAATTCTTAGAGAATACAGAATTGAATGAAAGACAATTAGCAGCAGCTTATGGTATTAAACTTCATCAACTAAATTCTCTTATGAAGGCATCCTATGCAAGTACAAGTGAAGCAAATAGAGAATTTTACACAGATACATTAATGGCTATTCTTACTATGTATGAACAGGAGCTTACTTATAAGATATTTTTAAATAGTGAGATACAGAAAGGCTATTATACTAAATTCAATGCTGATGTAATACTTAGAGGAGATGTAAAAAGTAGGTATGAAGCTTATGCCATTGCTATTCAAAACGGATTTAAGAAACCTAATGAAGTAAGAGCAATGGAAGAAGATCCTCCAGAAGCAGGTGGAGATAGATTATATATGAATGGTAATTATATACCTGCAGAAATGGCAGGACAACAATATATGAAAGGTGGTGATAAGAATAATGGCTAAGTTTTGGAACTTTGTGAAAAATGCAGCAACAGAAAATACAGTGGAAAGTATTGAATTAAGGATACAGGGTGACATAGTAAGTGATGATGATTCTTGGATATATGAATGGCTTGATATGGAATGTGCAAGTCCTAATGCTTTTAAGAATGAATTATCGCAATACAAAGGGAAGGATATAACAGTTTGGATAGATAGCTATGGCGGTGATGTGTTTGCGGCTGCAGGTATTTATAATGCATTAAAGGAACATAAAAAGACTGGTGCAAAAGTCACTAGCAAAATAGATAGCAAAGCTATGTCGGCAGCTTCAGTAATTGCTATGGCTGCAGATGAATTACTTATGTCTCCTGTTGCTATATTGATGATTCATAATCCTTTGTGTGCTGTAAGAGGGTATGCTAGTGACATGAGAAAACAGGCTGATGTTTTAGATGAAGTAAAGGAATCAATTATTAATGCTTACGCTAGCAAAACCAATAGGTCAAGAAATCAAATAAGTGCAATGATGGATGATGAAACTTATATGAGTGCAAATTCAGCAGTAAAACAAGGATTTGCAGACGGCATACTTTATGATGATAATCCAGATAGCACAAAAAATGTAATGAACTTTGAATTTAACAGGTATGCAGTACAGAATAGTGCAAATGAATCAATGAAAAGGTTGTTTGAAGTAAAAGGCTTGGAAAAGCCTATAGGAGCACAAAATAATAATGAATTAGAAATATTAAAAGCAAAATTAGCTTTAGAGTGTGAACTTTAAGGCTTTTATTTTTACTTAAATTTTAAAAGTGAGGTAAATATATGAGTAAGGAATTAAGAGAATTATTTAATCAATTAAGAAATGCACAGGATAAAGCGCAGAGTATTATGGCTAAAACTGATGCAAAGGCAGATGAAATACAGAGTGCAACAAATGAAATTAAGGCAATAAAAGCGAAAATTGAAGCTCAAAAGGTTATTGATGAGGGTAGAAATTTTGATGAAAATGGTGTTGAAGTAACTAATGTTCCTACTGATCCAAAGCCAAAAGCTAATGCAAAAGATGATAAGGAAAAAAGAACTTTACACGTAAAAGCTTTTGCAAAAGCAATAGCTAAAAAACCTTTAAATGCTGCAGAGATAGAAAATCTATCAAGTAATACTGATGCTGATGGTGGTTATTTAATACCAAAGGACATCTTAACTCAAATAAATTTGTTATCAAGAGAATATGTAAGCTTAAGAAACCTTGTTACTGTAATTCCTGTAAATACAAAGGAAGGTTCAAGAATATTAGAAGTTGGAGCGTCACGAACAGGCTTTGAAGATATTGAAGAGCTAGAGGACTTACCAAACTTAAATTCACCTAAGTGGGCAAAGATTTCATATAAAATAAGAGATCTTGGAGGCTTACTACCTATACCTAACAGCTTACTTGATGATGAAACAGGTGGACTAGTTAACTACCTAGCGGATTGGTTTGTTAAAAAGGCTTATGCGACAGATAACAAGATGATACTACTTGATGATGGTTCGAAGGGAAGTCAAGGAATTATTGGTACTGCTAAATTATTAACGGATATAAGTGATACCGATAATGTATTTGTAAAAGAGGTTTTAACAACTGTCTTAACTTTTGATAAGCTTAGATCAGTTTTGAATAAAGGTTTCTCAAGACCTATAGCGGCAGTTGCTAAAGTAGTTACTAATCAAAGTGGTCTTGATATCCTTGACGGAATGGAAGATAAGAACGGAAGACCTCTTTTAACAGGGGATGGTACAGAAGAATTCCCTTATAAGTTCAAAGGAAAAACAGTTATTGTTTATGATGATGAAACTCTTTCTAATGACAATGAAGACCCTGTTAACCCACTTGTACCTTTCATTATAGGAGACTTAAAGCAAGGGGTTATTCTATGGGATAGACAGCAAATGAGTGTGGCTTCGTCCAAAGAAGCAGGCTTTAAAAACAATAGTACAATTATGAGGGGCATTGTAAGACAGGACGTTAGAATTTGGGACAAGAAAGCTGTAAAAATAATTTATTCTAAATTAGCTTAAGAGAGGTTAATCCTCTCTCCTTTAAGGAGGGGATAAGTTGATATTAAAAGCAGATGAAGCTAAAAGATATTTAAGGCTAGATGAAGATTATACTGATGAAGATACAGACATAACAGCTTTAGTAATGGCTGCAGAAGGTTATTTAAAAAATGCAGGGTGCACATTAAAAGATGGTGATGAGTTAGCTAAATTAGCGATTAAGATGTTAGTAGTACATTGGTATGAAAACAGGGAACCTACTGGAGAAGCTAATAAGTTGGCTTATGGATTGCAAAGTTTAATTACACAGCTTCAATACTGCTACGCAACAGAAAGCGGTGGCACTATATGAATCCTGGGGAATTAAATACAAGAATAATAATACAGCAGTATGTAACTGCAACTGACAGTGATGGTTTTGAAACCCAGCAATGGGTGGACTTTAAAAGACTTTGGTCCAAAAAAACTGGTTTAACTGGAAGAGTATTTTATGCAGCTGCAGCTGTTCAGAGTGAAAGTGATGTTATATTTAAAATTAGATATAGAAAAGATATTACATCTTCAATGCGTATAGTTGAAGGTAGTCATGTATATGAAATTAAAGCCGATCCAATAGACAAAGATGGAAAGAAAAAAGAACTTTATATAACTGCTAGTGAGGTTGTTACTAAATGAGTAACTCAATAGAGATAGAAGGCTTTGAAGAATTAGAAACTATGCTACAGAACATGACAATAACAGAGGCTGATGAAAGAAAAGCCATGCAAAAGGCTATCGAACCAATTTATAATGAAGTTGCTGCGAATGCTCCTGAGCGTACTGGAAATCTAAAAAAACAAATAAAGAAACAAGTTGTGCAGGAAGGTTTTGCAACTGTAGGAGTAATTAAGCTAGGTGCGTGGTACTCTTTATTTAATGAATTTGGTACAAGCAAAAGTAAGAAAAATGTAGGATTCTTTGAAAGAGCTGTGAATAAGACGCAGGCTGAAGCGGTTAGTATACTATCAAAAGAACTATTAAATAAAGCAAAGTAGGGGATTATATGTTTAATGTTAAAGAATATGTTAGAAGCATATTAATGGACCCTGAGATTTTAAATTTAACTGGAGATAGGACAGTACATTATATACATGCTAGTAGTCCAGTGGCTCCTTATATTGAATATCTTTTTTACGATGAAAATGGCGAAGAATGGGCAGAAAATAAAGAAATTGCTACTAATTTTTATATACAAGTTGATATATTCAGTAAAGGGAGCTACTCAGATTTAGAAAGTAAAATAAAAGAAAAGATGATAAACGCAGACTTTAAGAGAAGTATGGCTGCTGATTCGTATGAATCAGACACTCAACTCTATCATAAAGCTATGCGTTTTATTTTTACAATAAATAATGATTAGTTAGCACTATTCTTTTTTTATTGTGAGGATTTTGAAATGAAAGGGAGGAAATTAAAATGGCTATAATTGGAATTGAGAAGCTATATTATGCAAAAATAACAAAGGATGATAGTGCCGGAGTGGTATATGGTACACCTATATATTTACCTGGGATAAAAGAAATAGGGATTAAACCCAAGCAAAATACCGGGAAACTTTATGCAGAAAATAAACTATGGGAGCAAACTACTACATTAGATTCTGTAGATATAGAAATTGAAACAGCAGATTTGACTAATGCACAGTTAGCTGATTTATTAGGACATACTATATCTTCTGTTGGGGGTATTATAAAAGACGCAAGTGATGTAGCTCCATATATAGCTTTATTATATAAAGCTACAAAGACAAATAATCGTGCAAGATATGGAGTACTTTATAAGGGCAAAATGCAATTACCAGATGATAGTGCAAAAGGGCAGGAAGGAAAAGTTGATTTCCAAACGCCAAAGATGGCTGCAACATTTCAACCATTAGCTTATAACAATGATTGGAGCTATGTTGTTGATTCGGATGATGCTAATGCACCAGCTAATTTAGATACAACTTTCTTTAATACAGTGTTATTACCTTCTATGGACACCACAGTTCCAACTGTTACAAGTGTGCCTATTAAGGGAGCAACTGGAGTTGCAGCTACTGCTTCAGTAGTATTAACATTTACTAAAGCTATTAATGTAAATACTCTTACAACAGATAATATATTCTTAATTAATAGTGCTGGGGCTACAATAGCAAGTACATTAACGGTTTCAACTGATGGTTTAACAGTAACATTAAAACCTTCTTCAAATTTAACAGCAGGTGCGTACACTTGTGTAATTACTAAAGATGTTAAAACAACAGCAAATATATCTTTAGCAGCAGTAAATCTAATTAACTTTACAGTATAGTAAATAAAAATATTCTAGGATAGGATTAGTTTCCTATCCTTTTAAGATTCAATTTTTGGAGGTAGAGTATATGGTTAATATAGAAGTTAGGGAATTTAAAATTAAAATAAATGGTGTAGAATATACATTTAGATTAGATTTTAAGGCTTTATTAAAATTTAATAACAGACATGAAAATGCAATGATTATATTTAACAGTTTTTTACAAGGCAAGAATGTATATGATTGCATTGTAAAGATACTAGCTTGTAGTTGTGTAGAAAAAGAATTTACAGAGGAAGAGCTACAAAATAGTTTGAGCTTTGATTTTAATACAATAAAACTAATGGATGAAATAACATTTGCTCTAGTTGAAGGTATGATAGATAAAGAAGGTAATAAAGGAAGTAAAAAAGAAAAAAACTAGATAACCAATCGAGTTCGGATATAGTGGACTTTGATTGGTTTTTTTATATAAGTACAACAATTCTAAATTTGACAGAAGAAGAGTTTTGGAAGAGTACTCCAAGAAAAATAGGTGCTCTTTGGAGAATACATGCTAAGTTTAATGGATGGAAATTTAAAGAAGAGAATGAGCAAGAGGAAAGGCTTTATATAGATCAAGTTCCATTTTTATAAAGAAGGGAGGGTGAACTATGGCAGATGATTTAGAAAAGCGAATAACCGCCAAAATGGTGCTTGATAGTACAGGATTTAATGATCAATTAGTTGGGGTAAATCAGCAATTAAAGTTAACTCAGAGTGAATTGAAAAATGCATCTGCACAGGTTGGTGTATTTGGAGAGAACTCTGAAAGTCTGAAATCTGTACAAGAAGCACTAGCACAACAGATTGAATTACAAGCTAAAAAAGTAGATATATATAGACAATCTATTGAAAAAGTATCTACTAAAATACAGGAGAATATTTCTGAAAGAGATAGATTGAAGACTGCATTAGATCAGGAAAAAAGTAAATATGATGAAGTAATAAAACTATATGGTAAGGAATCTGAAGAAGCTGAAAAAGCAAAGAAGAGTGTAGATGATTTAACAGAGCAGTATAACAAGAAAGAAAAGGCTGTTGAAAGTAATGCTAAAAGTATAAATAACTACACCACAAATATGAATAAAGCTGAAGCGGAACTTACTATAATGCAGGGTGAACTTAATAAAACTACAAATGAGTTAAATAAACATAATAATAGTTGGATACAAGCTAGTGACACTTTAAGATCGAGTAGTGAAAAGTTAAAAACGGTTGGTGAGGGTGCTACTAATGCAGGTAATGAGATTTTGGGATTTACAGCGCCTCTTATTGCTGCAGGAGTTGCTAGCAGTAAGTTTGCTATGGGTTATGAATCAGATATAGCTAAAGTATCAACTATTTCCGATGATGCACAAGTACCAATCCAAGATTTAAGTAATCAAATATTAAAACTATCTGATGATACTGGAATAGCAAGTACAGAGATAGCTGATAACGTATATGATGCCATTTCAGCAGGTCAACAAACTGGTGATGCAGTAAATTTTGTAACTAATTCTACTAAATTAGCTAAAGCAGGATTTGCTGAAGCAGGCCAATCACTGGATGTTCTAACTACTATTCTTAATGCCTATGGAATGAAATCTAGTGAAGTTACAAATGTTAGTGATTTATTAATCCAAGTTCAAAATAAAGGTAAGGTTACAGTTGGTGAGTTATCAAGTGTTATGGGTAAGGTTATACCAACTGCAGTAGCTACAAATACAAGTTTACAACAATTAGGTGCTTCATATACCATAATGACAAGTAAGGGTATTGATGCGGCAGAAAGCACTACCTATATAAACTCTATGCTAAATGAGCTTTCGAAAACTGGAACTGAAGCAGATAAAGCGCTTAGAGAAGTTAGTGGAAAATCCTTTGCTGATTTAATGAATAGTGGAAAATCATTAGGTGATGTATTAAATTTATTAGGTGATTATGCAAAGAAAAATAAACTAAATTTACAGGATATGTTTGGAAGTGCAGAAGCGGGTAAGGCAGCTTTGGTTTTATCAACTAATGCAGGGCAAGATTTTAATAATACATTAAAAGATATGAATAATGTGGCCGGCGCAACAGATGAGGCTTTTAAGAAAGTAAATGATACTACAGAAGCCAGATTAAATAAATCTTTAAATGAATTAAAAAATAATGCTATTAAAGTTGGTACTTCTTTATTGCCAGTTATTGAGCAAGGCAGTAGTTTAATTGGAAACCTTGCAAGTGCATTAGGAAAAATGGATGAATCTCAACTAAAGGTTTTAACAGATGTAGTTTTATTTGGAGCTGGATTAGGTGGGGTTTTAAAAGTAGGCGGAAGTGTAGTTAGTACTGTAGGCGGTATAGTAGGGGTTATTGGTAAGTTAAGTAGTGCTATGGGTACTGCAACGATAGCAACTGAAAGTGTAGGAACAGCAGCAACAGTTGCAGCAGGAGCAGGTGGTGTTGGAGGAGTAGCCGGACTAGGAACTGCACTAGGTGGGTTGGCTGTTGCGGCAGCACCTTGGTTAGTAGCAGGAGCAGCTGTTGCTGGAGTAGGATATACAATATATAAGGGAATGAATGAACAGGCAGTTCCAGCAGTTAATTTATTTGCAGATAAAGTTAATAAAACTAGTACGCAAATAATGACTGCTCATGGAGTGATGACTACCCAAATTGAGTCAGATACTGTAAAGATTAGTGATGCAACACAAAAGGCAGTTGGAGCTTATATAAAGATGGATGATGACGTAACTAAAACTTTAACTGAACTTTATATAAATGGGACACAAATAACCACCGATACTGCTAACAGTTTAATATCAAAATATAATGATATGGGAACACAAATTAAATCTGGCATGGATAAACATTATAATGATGAATACGGTATTATGAATAGTTTCTTTGAGAAAAGCGGTGCCTTAACTGATAAAGAAGAGAATGATGCCTTAATTAATCTTAAGAAAAATAATGATGATAAAAAGAAACAAATAGATGATTATGAAAAACAAATTTTAACCATTATGCAAAGTGCATCTAAAGATCATAGGGAATTAACATCAACTGAGCAGCAAGAAATAAACTCTATTCAGGATAAAATGAAATCCAATGCTATACAATCTTTAAGTCAAAATGAAATTGAAGCAAAGGTGATAATGGATAGAATGAAGGCTTATGGAACCAGAATAACATCAGAGCAGGCAAGTGAAATTATTAAGAATGCTGAAAAGCAAAGAATTGGAAGTGTTGATAGTGCTAACAGACAGTATGAAGAAACAAAAGCTGAAATAGAAAAGATGAGAGATGATACGCACAGTATAACTTCTGATCAAGCGGATAAACTTATTGCAGATGCAGAGCGACAGAGGGATGATAGTATTAAACATGCTGATAAACTTAAAGAAGGTGTAGTTGAAAAAATAACAAATATGAATAAAGATGTTAAAGATAATGTAGATACTACTTCAGGTGAAATTTTGACTGTATGGGATAAGTTAAAAAACTGGTGGGATAGCTGGACACCAGGAGTTAAAAATTTTATTGCTAATTTGCAAGTCCAACCTTCTGGAGGAAAAATAAATGGTAACTGGGCAGGTAATAACTATTATCAAGGTGGATTAACTGCACTACATGAGAAAGGTTATGAGGTATATGATTTACCACGTTCTACAAGGATTTATAACCATGATGCTAGTGAAGACTTAGTTAAGCAAACTGCAGAAAGTGTTGCAACTAAAGTAGCTAATAGTGTTTTAAGCAGCTTTAATGGTGATAAAAATGGTATAAGCGTAACTCAGAATATATATGCTCCAGTTAGTACTCCAAGTGAAATAGCAAGACAGACTAAAAATAATCTTAGAGAATTAGCATTGCAGTGGTAAAGGGGTGGAAATATGCAATTAATATATACAAATTCAATGGGTGTGAGTATTACATTGACATATTCACGCCCTTTCTTTATAGAAAAAATTGACGGAACTGGTGCTGTTAAAAATAATTTGCACACACAAAAAAGTCCTTTTCAAGATGGAGTAACACTTCTAAGTAAAGATTTAGATATTAGACAAATAACCCTAGAAGGAACCATTTTAGCATATTCAAAACTTGAAATTATGAACTATAGAAAGCAAATGGTTCAAGCTTTTAATCCTAAGCTAAGTGGTAAGTTGACATATATTTACGAGGGTGGGCAGAAGGTAATACCTTGTGAGATAGATATGGCACCAGTATTTAAGGATATTAGTTTAGTAAGTGAAAAGTTTTTAATATCACTGATATGTAATGATCCATACTGGAAAGATATAACACAAATAAAAGTAGATATTGCACAATGGATAGGTGACTTCTCTTTTCCTTTACAGCTTTTAAGTACAGGGACGACTATTGGACATAAATCACCTTCACTAATTGTTGATGTTTTTAATGGTGGCGATGTTTCTTGTGCTGCACTGGTGCAATTTATAGCGAGTGGTCCTGTTACTAATCCTTCTATCCTTAACGTTAATACAGGCGAGTATATAAAGGTTAATAGGGTTATGCAGGCAGGCGAAGTTATAACCATTACAACAAGTTTTGCTAATAAAAAAATAACAAGTAATATAGGTGGAGTTGTAACAAATATCTTTAATTTAATAGATTTAAATAGTACCTTTTTACAACTAAATGTAGGTGATAATTTATTTAGGTACAATTCAGATTTGAATATTAACAATCTTTCCGTGGCAGTCTATTACACACCACAGTATTTGGGGGTGTAATATGCAACTTTATGTGTTAGACAGAAGTTTAAATGTTATAGGTATATTAGATACTTATCAATCTTTAAGATGGCGAAGAAGATTTAATAATTATAGCGAGTTTGAAATGCAATGTCTATTAAGTGCAGACAATTTAGCTATGCTCGTAAGAGATAATATTTTAGTAAAAACAGATAATCTTAATGAAGCAGCATTTATTGAATATCGAAACTTACAACAGCTTGAAACAGGTGAAGAATTACTTGTTATCAAAGGTAGATTTTTAAATTCTTATTTTGATAGGAGAATAATATGGTCACAAGAGCTTATAAATAGTACCTCTGAAATCGCAATGAGAACTTTAGTTAAAGATCAGTGTATAACTCCTGTAGACAATAATAGAATAATACCTAATTTACAACTTGGGACTTTAAAAAACTATATTGGTAATATTAGTTACCAAGTCTCCTATAAAAATTTATTTGACGAACTAGTTAACTTAACAAATTCAAGCAACTTAGGATTTAGAGTTTTATTAGACATTACAAATAAAAAATTAAACTTCGAGGTATTTCAAGGGATAGATAGAACATCAGGACAATCAACAAACTCAAGATGTATTTTTAGCAACGATTTTGAGAATGTAATAACACAACAATATGTTGATAGCATGAATAATCTATGCAATGTTGCTCTAGTTGGTGGAGTTGGTGTGGGTTCTGCGAGAAAATTAGTTACTGTCGGAAGTGCAGTTGGTTTAGATAGATTTGAAACTTTTGTTGATGCTGATAGCATAAGTAATATCAAATCAAGTGATAGCTCAACTATTGCTGATGTGGATTATTTACCAATGCTTACAGCCAAAGGCAATGAAGTGTTAGGAGCAACCAGAGATGTTAAAACTTTTGATAGTACGATAAATGTTAATAGTAATTTAATTTACAGAACTGATTTTGATTTAGGTGATAAAGTAACCTGTATTAATAAAAAATGGGGGCTAACTTTAGATACTCAAATTGTAGAAATTGAAGAAACTTATGATATAAATGGGTTAACCGTAAATGTAGTATTTGGGAATAACATTCCTACACTACTAGATATAATAAAACAAAAAATGAGGTGATAAATTTTGGAGACAAGCGGATTTTTTAATAGTGTAAATGGTGATAGATTATATCAAGCCTCAGATTATGCTAATTATTTTAACAGTTTTATAACTAATGGTGTTTTCCCTAATCCTTCAAGCAACTTACAAGTTTTAAGTAATAATAATATGACTGTAAATGTGAGCATAGGAAAGGGATGGATTAATGGATATATCTATAATAATACAAGTGCTTTAACCCTTGCAATAGCGGCAGCTGATGGAGTGCTAAATCGAATAGATAGGATTGTAATAAGATATGACATAAATAATAGAACAATTAATTCAGTAGTGAAAAAAGGTACTGCTGCAAGTATTCCGGTAGCTCCGACTTTACAACAAGATGCAACTTATTTTGAATTAGCACTAGCTGATGTATATATTGGTGCAGGAGCTACAAGTATTTCACAAGCAAATATTACAGATCAAAGAACAAACTCTAGCTTGTGTGGTTTTGTTAATAGTTTAATCCAGGCAGATAGTACAACCTTATTTGCTCAGTATAGCAGCCAATTTAATGATTGGTTTGCAAGTATACAAGGTCTTTTAAGTGGAGATGTTGCGGGTAATTTATTAAATCAAATAAATGGCCTAGCTGGAGCAGGGAGAACTACAGAAACAGTGAAACAAAATGCTAATAATATAGCAGCTAATGCAGCGATAGTTACGTCGCACTTGGCTGATTATGTGAGGCAACCGGGTTATGCAGTGGCAACAGGAAGTGCAAACACTTATGCAGTAACGTTAAGTCCAGCACCTACAGCATATGTAGATGGTATGGCTATAACTGTTAAAATCAATGTTGCAAGTACTGGAACAAGTACACTAAATGTAAATGGATTAGGAGCTAAATCAATTAAAGATAGTTTAGGCAATGCAATTACTTCTGGTGGATTAAAGGCTAACACACCTTATACATTAAGATATGAAAGTACATCAGGTTCTTTTATTGTACAGGGTAAAGGAGGTGGTGGAAACACAATAGCAAGTCATATCTTAGCTGGAGAAACTGCAACAGTTGATAGTGGACCAGTAGTAGGGACCATGCCAAACAGAACCTTTGCTACAAATGGTAATGGTTATACAAACGCAGCGAGTGCGTTAGGGGACAATGGTGGTAGTCTATGTGTTAGCCCACAGACTGGATATTATCTACAGGAAGTCAACGGAAGCAATTTTGGTCCAATATTAGCATACGACAGTAACTATGTTCCCGTAAATATAGCAAGGGGGAAAACTGTATTTGGAGTAACTGGAACTTGTATACCTATAACTGCAGGAGAACAAATATTACTAAACACTTATCCTACTTGGGCAGTTTCACCACTATTAACCTTTGGGGATTCAACAATGCGAAAAATGTTAAATGGTATACAAATGAATGTAGCGGGTGATTTTAGAGTTAAATGTGACGTAACAACTGCTCAATATTCGGGAGAACTCCACAAATATCAGTTTTATCGAAATGGAAGTCCAGTTGGTAGTTTAGTTACACTTTCAAATTCATATGGTAATGGTATTCCTTATACCATTGCAATAGATTTGACCTTTAATGTTGGCGATGTAATAACTTTATATACAGCAGTTACGTGGACAAGTGGTTCGACGGGGTGTTATATGCAAAATTTTAGAATATGTGGGGGTGCACCTACTAACGTAACTTATGGAACAAGTTTATAATAAGGAGGATGGTTATATATGCTTAGCAAATTTAAATACGCCACCGAAGAAGATAAGGTGCAGATTTTATCAGATAAAGTAGGCAGAACTTTAGTAGAGGAAGAGCATAGCGAGGAGGGTGATTTTTTAATAGTAGACGATGAAGTCCCAGCACCTGTAGAGTTAATAACTATACCAAAGACGGAATATGAAGATTTACAAAACCAATTATTAATAGCACAGGGGGTAATATAGTATGGATATAAATCAAAAAATAGTAGATATATTAGTTCATAAGATTAAAGACGGGTGCATTAATCCTAGGACTAGAGAACCTTACAAGATAGATGATATAAAAATACAGGAATATAGAGATGCAGTACAAGAAAACTTAATAGCACAAGGTTAAGTTAGAATAGGATTTGAAAAAAACTAAAGAAAAAGTATATTCATTCGATAAAAAACTAGTAACAATAATTTGCTAGGGGTGAGAATATATGTTAAAAAGAAAAAGTATTTTACTTAATATATTAGTATGTACACTAATATGTATACAGCTGATAGGTTGCAGTGCTAATGAAACTAAAGAAACATATACAAGTAAATTTAATGTATTACCAATTAATATTACTAATTATGAAGTTAAACTTATAGACAGTTCAAATAAAAGTAATGAAATAAATGTAAAAAATGAGTTGTTGTATAATAAATTTAAAAATAATAGCGAAACTTACAAAAAAGAATTTACAATCGAAACTTATAAAGATAAGAGAGGAAACAAAGTAAAGAGGATTATTACAAGCAAGGATATACCAGAACTAAGTATTACGATAGATTATACAAAAGGGAACTAAGATTAAGTATTTATGTAAATTGACATATTATAACTATTAGATATAGCGAGGAAGGTGAGTTTATGAGTAAAAAAATAAAACAAATAATTTGTGTAGTAGCAACTTTATTAATGTTTAGCACTATGACTGGTTGTGGTGATAGTTATGACTATTCAACGATAAAAGAAATAAAAATTACCACAGATAAGAGGTCGGATTATTTACAAGTTAAATTTAAAGATGAAACAGCACAAGTAGATGTGAAAACTAAGGATAAAACATTTTCTGATAGCTTAAAAAAAGTAGATGTAACAGATAATAGCCAATATATAAAAATGAGTGATGAAGGTTATTTAGGAGCGGATTTTAAAGATATAAAATTGGGTAAAGATGAAAATAAAATTGATATAATTCTTGGAACTGAAACATACCCTATAAAAATTAATACTGATAATGTAAAAGATGGAGTTCTACAAATCAACGCTCAAACTAAAAAATTAAATGCTTTAGATGGTATTAATTTCGACATGTGGAAATATAAAATCGTAGGTTTTAAATAGTATAGAACTAAAATGAGTCTATACTCTAAATGATGATATAGACTCATTCGAAAAATTAGACGACTAAATCTATAAAATTGAATATAAGTCAAAGTAGAGGCTAGCGATAGTCTTTTTATTTTGCCTTTTTTACCTAAATACTAGATGGGGGTGCAACTTGGAAGGTGAAGTACTTAAAAATTTAGTTAACTATGGGCCATTTGCAGTTCTTTTTTTCTGGCTTTTATATGACCAAAGGAAAGAACATAGGGAAGATAAGAAAACGTCAAAGGAAAGAGAAGAGAAGCTATTAGAACACATCAAAGAGAGTGATAAGGTTCATGGGAAAATTGCCTCTCATGTAGAAGAAGTAAGTAAGAACATGACAACATTACAACAAAATGTATGTAGCATTGAAAAGTCAATGGAGTTTATGCAGAAAGATATTGATGAATTAAAGAAATAAGGAGTTGGTTTTATGTATATTAATGAATCTAATTTGCAGTTTAAAAGTAATATGGCTTATGGGAATAAACCTAACAGTATCATAGAGCATCATGCAGAGTCGAAACAGTGTTCAATTCAAGACGTTCACCAGTGGCATTTAGAAAATGGATGGGCCGGTTGCGGATATCACTTTTTAGTAAGGAAAAATGGTGATATTTATAGAGGAAGACCTGAAGATGCGATAGGAAGCCATTGCCCAGGTATGAATAGCCATAGCATTGGAATATGTGCTGAAGGTGATTATATGACTGAAACAATGCCAGCAGTTCAGAAACAATCACTTATAGATCTAGGTATTTATATTAAAAATAAATATGGAATAAAAAATGTATATGGACATGAAGAATGTTATGAAACTTCATGCCCAGGAACAAATTATCCATTACAAGATATAAAAACATCAATTATAAATGGACAGGATTCCACTGTAAAACCAAGTGATGCTATTAAGGCTTTACAGTATGATTTAAATTTAGACTATAATGCTAAATTAGTTGTCACAGGCATAGATAATGCATCTACAGAAGCAACTTTAAAAGGCATACAAAACATTATAGTCAAAGGTCATAAAAGTCACGTTGTACTATGGGTTCAACAAAAACTAATAGGTTATGGATATCTTAAAAAAGGACAAGATACTAGCGTTTATGATGAAGCTACTTTTCAAGCTGTTGCTAATATGCAAAAGAATTGGGGAAGACCTACGGATGGTATTTTACGTATAGAAACATGGAATATATTTTTAAATAATTAATTCAAGGGAGTCTGAAAAGGCTCTCTTTTAGTTTATAAAAAATAAGTTTTAGGAGGATGATTTTTATGATATCAATACAAGTGTTATCGTTAATAGTAAGTGGAGTTGTTGGAGGAATTATAGTAGTTGGAGCTTCGATTTTAAAGAAAAAAGGTATAACTCCAGAAGAGATTTCAGAAGATGTACAAAAAGTTGCTGTAGCTTCCAATGCGGTTATAAATGTTGCAGAAGCCATAATACCTAACAGTCCTGTAGTTCCTATTTTAAATATTATAAAAGAATGGGGGCCAATAGCAGCAGGATTTGCTCAACAGCTTTGTCACGCTGGAGATATTACTAAAGATGAAAGAATTGCTTATGCAGAGGAAGTTGTTTACTCAGCGCTAAAAGTATCAAAATTAGATATAGATGATGATAAAAAGTTACTAATAGAAGCAGCAATAAAAGATGTTGTAAATAGCTTTGGACATAAGGATAAGTCTGAAGCTGAGAAAGAAGCTGAAAAGCAACAATTATTACATCAGAATACACAGTTGAAACAAACTATAGACCAAATTAAAAGTACAGTTGGAGTTTCTAATATAGCTACAGCTAGTACAAATCAAGCTACTGTACAGGTTCAATAATAACTTTACTCCTGGACAAATCCAGGGGTAAAAAAATTTTATTCTAAATAGAACTGGTATTCGCATACTAAGGAGGAAGAGATGTATAAAAAAGATTTAAAACAAATTACGGACAAAGATCTAATAGTTTTTTTAGTAGCATCCGGATTAGAGGTAAAAGACATTGAAAAGGATGGGAATAGGAGTTTAGTTTATTTTGATGATAATAAAAAGCTAAAAGATAAAATACTAAACTATGCTAATAGGTCTATAAGCGTAAATATAAGTGACTATTTAGCAGCAGAAAAAAGAGTTATGACCTTACTTTATACTCAGAAATAATAAGTATACTTTCAACTGTCAAATTCATCTCTCAACTAAATTTTTAAGTTGAAAGGATGATGTATAATGTTAAAACCACCAATTTCTCGTATGGGAGGAAAAAGCAAATTAAGAGGAACTATAATAGAAAGGATTCCTGAACATACATGCTATGTTGAAGTATTCTTCGGAGCTGGATGGGTTTATTTTGGCAAGGATAAAAGCAAAGTCGAAGTAATAAATGATATAGATGGAGAGCTTGTAAATTTGTTTAAGATGATAAAACATCATGCTGAAGAAATTAGAAGATTACTTACTTATGAAGTATGCAGCAGAGATATATTTAATGAATATAAAAATATTGATATAAGTCTTCTTACAGAAATTCAGAGAGCTGTAAGATTTATATATTTACTATCTCAAAGTTTTGCTAGTAAGGGAGATCATTTTGGATATGGAACTACTGGAATGCCAAAGCCTCAGATTTTTAGCACAGAAGATTTGTTAAAGCTTAAGGAAAGACTTAGAAATACATATATTGAAAATCTAAGTTTTGAAGAAATAATTAAAAAGTATGATAGACCTCATACCTTTTTATTCTGTGATCCTCCATACTTTGAAACCTGCGGATATAAAAATAAATTTACCGAGGCAGATCATATAAAATTAAGAGACCTATTAAAAGATTGTAAAGGAAAGTTTCTACTAACTATAAATGATAATAATAAAGTGAGAGAATGGTATAAAGATTTTAATATTAATGAGGCTGAAGTTACATATTCGGTATGCAAAGAAGAAAAAGGAAGAAGAAAATTTAAAGAGCTGATAATAACTAACTATTAA